AGGGGAACCCCTGCTGGTAAGTTCTTGCGGTGTGGTTCGGGTCGGTGCCCGAGTGGTTAATGGGGGCGGACTGTAAATCCGCTGGCTCTGCCTACGTTGGTTCAAATCCAACCCGGCCCATCCACCACACGCCCTTGTAGCTCAGCGGTAGAGCACTCCCTTGGTAAGGGAGAGGTCACGAGTTCAAGTCTCGTCAAGGGCTTCAAAAACGAGAACCATTCTCAGGCTCTCGACCCCCTCCAGGGGTCTGCGCCACCCCGCAGACTGCGGCAGTCGAAACGCAGACTTTTGGATCCGGTGGACGCATTCCGCTGGAGGCCCGGAAAATTAGATTGCAGCCCGAAAGCATTAAGAAATCCGCCGCCTTGGCTCAGGGGTTCGCAGGAACCAGCCAATCCGGGCGAGCAGGCTCGGCCCTGAGCCCGCTAGGCGAGAACATCTCCAGGCGCAATCTTGTGCCCCCTGGGTCGGTCTTGCTGGGCACCACGCAACCCACATAGGGGCTGTTCTCCGGGGTGATCTCAGCCCCGTAGTTCCACCCGCACGCAGGGCCGGCCAGCTGGGCCAGCAGCAGCACCGTGGCCATGGTCAGGCCTCCAGGGCCTGCACGCAGCCCGCCAAGGCGTCTGTGTGCAGGTGGAGGTACCTCTGGACCGATGCCAGGGACGTCCACCCTCCAAAGGCCATCAGCTGGTGCAGGGGGATCCCCTTGCTGGCCAATCGGGTGGCGCAGCTGTGCCGGGTGGTGTGAATGGTCAGCGCCCGGTCCTCGCCGAGGCCCATGGCGTCCTTGGCCCGGTCGAACAGGTACTCGAAGCGGTTGTAGCTGTAGGGCCAGACCCGATGCCCCCGAACGGCAGGCATGTAGGTCTTGAGGGCGTCGATTGCTCGGCGGGTGAGCGGCACCGACCGTGGCTTGCCGTTCTTGGTGGCCCAGAAGGTGACGCGGCCTTTGGCCAAGTCCACGTCCTGGCCCTTTAGCCGCTCGGCCTCGCCCCAGCGGCAGGCGGTCTCAAGCAGAAAGACCAGCAGGTCGGCCGCGGCAGGCTCGCCCAGCTCCCGGAACACCCTGCAGAAGCCGGCCACCTCCTCAGGGCTGAACACCCGGTCCTTGGTGTTCTGCATCCGCAGCTGCCGCGGCATCCGCGGCACTTCCGCCAGGTGCCCATGGAGGTGGGCATCGCTGAGCATGGCCCTGATGGCTGCGACTTTCTTGTTGATCGTGCTGGCCTTGTTGCCCTTGGCTGCCAGGGCTTGGCGCCACTCGTCCACCAGCGTGGCTGTGAGCTCTTCGCAGGGGAACGCCGCGCCGAAGTAGTTGACGGCCTCCTGGCTGTAGATCGCGGCCGTGCGCTCGTAGGCCATGCCGGACCAGCGGATCCGCAGCGACAGCGCCCGGGCCTCAATCAGGGTGAACACTGAGCGGTGGACCTGCTTGGCCTCCCGCTTCAGCAGCAGATCGAGAAACTCGCGCTTGCGGGCCAGGGCCTCGGCGCGGGTCTTGCACTTGGCCGTCTTACGGACGCCATTGATCGAGACGTCAGCAATCCAGCTGCCGTCCGAGGCCTTGCGAACAGAGCCTGCCATGGGTTTTGGGTTGTGGTGGTGGTTGTTGGGAGAGGGAGGGCTCAGATCAGCTCGAGCTGGCGCTTGAGCCGTTGGCCCTTGTCAGAAAGGGACACCAGGAAACGGCGCCCCTCTTTTGGGTCGCGGTCAACGTTGAACAGGCCCAGTCCCTCGTAGCCCTTGCGGTGCATGAAGCCAAGAGAGTGGACAGTCCTGGAGACGGTGCTGTTGGACAGGTTCAGCTCCTCCTGGATTTCCTCGTAGGTGCAGTGCCCCTTGCTCGCCACGAAAAGGAAGACCTCGAGGTGGTGGACAGGGAAGGACGTCGGGCTGAGAACGGAAGCAGCAGCCAGAGCGACCCCCAGCTGATCGAGATCCATGGGCCATAACGCCGGCGACTCCTAGGAGTTTGGCACCGGTGGAGAAAGATCGCTTTGCGGCTTCCAAGTGTTTCCACGTAGAGAGAAACACACTGCAGTGATTGGCCTGCAGGCATTTCCAGGGATGCGAGAAGGTAGAGCGTCACTGGCTTTTCTCGTCGCACGTGGATAGCTCTCCCCCTAGGTTGCTAGTACAACTGTACGACCCAAAACAGGAGCTTATGAGCTGTTGCCCCGCATCACTCAGCTGCAGCTGCAGCCCTCTTCTGTGCGGGTGCGGTCGCACGTCCAGCAGTGTGAACGGGCTTTCGACCCAGCGACCCTGCTTGTACCGGGCCCGGCCACGCAGCAGGGAGATCAGCCGGTTGACCGTGGCCGGCGGCAGTGGCTTGCCCTCGGGGTCGCGCATGGCCTGCTGCAGCGCAGGGATGTTGTCGATCCCCGAGGCAATCAACAGCAGGGCCTCGGCGGCAGGCATCGGGACCGCCCTATTCCGTTGCCTGAGGGCCGCCAGGAAGCCGGCAAGGGTGACAGGCGTCGTCATGCCGCCTCCTGCCCCACAAGGGCGTTGGAGATCTTGATCAGGGCCGTGTTGGCCACCGCCAAGGCGTCAGCCGTATCGGCCCAGCTGTCATCGCCCTCCGGGCAGCCCTGAACCTGGGCCTCGAGCAGCTCGGCCAGCAGGCAAGCCCTGGGCCTCAGCAGTTCAACCAGCAGACCCGCTTCCTCTGCAGAGATGGAGAGGTTGGGCATGGTTCTGCATCCGTGCAGAGCTTTAAGTCTTGTCATGGTGGTGGTTGTTGGGAAGGGCGGCACCAGTGGCGCCGCCCGGTGGTGTCAGTGCTCGACTGGCATGGCCGTCTCGAGCAGATAGGCGCACAGGTTTGAAATGCTGCGGCCCTGGTCGATGGATTGGTCAACCAACTGCTGATGCAGCTGGTAACTGACGGTGATGGAGATGCGTGCTGGCGACCGCTTGGCGATTGCCACGCGCTCTCTGATCGTGAGGTGGTCCATGTGGGTTCCTCTGTGTGAGCAGAGCTGAGCTCTGCAGGGAGGCCAGGCGACGTGTCACGGGCCTCCGGGCAAAGGTCACGGGCCTGGGAACCGAGTCATGGTCCGGTAGTCAGGCAGCCTGTTCGGCTGGGCTGGCTCAGTCACCGCAGTGCCGGCTGTCGCGGCTGGTGGCGTCGGCACCGGCTGATCTGCGATTGACACCAGGGCCCAGAAAGCCAGGGCCGCGGCCGACAGGGATGAAAGAAAAGTGGTGCGCATCGGTTCAGGTGGACGTGGTGGTGGTGGTGGTTGTTGGTTGGCCAGGTGTCAGGCGTCAGGCGTCAGGCGTCAAGGCCCAGGCGCTGTCGCCGTCGTCAGTGACCACCGCAAGCCAGGCGGGCAGGTTCTCGGTTGCGTGCCAGCGGTTCGCCAGCTGGCGGATGTGATCAGCGCTGGCCTTGGGATGGGCAGCGACCAGCGCCTCCACAGCAGCGGTGCCGTGGTGCTGGGCCCAGGTCGTCAGATGGTCCATGGTGTTGGTGGTGGTTGTTGGGCAGGCAGAGGCCTGAAGGGGCACCACTGGCAAGGCGCCAGGAGGTGCCCGGGCAGGCGTCAGCCGAACCGGTTAAAGGCTGAGAACGACAGCGGCAGGCCTGCCAGCTGCAGCAGGTCACAGGCCTGCGCGCAGGTGTCCTCATGCCTGGCCCAGGTCCTGTAGGTCTGCCAGGCCAGGGCTTTGGTTTCGGGCCCAACCTTGGCGGACTCATGCAGCCCCAGGAAATGCAGCTGCTGGTTTCGCGCTTTGGTGGCCGCGGCGATCAAGGCGGCGTGCACGGTGCAGGCCTGCTCAGGCGTGAGGGTGATCGTCACGGTCTGCTCTGTGGTGGTGGTGGCCATGGGTTGCGGTGGTGGTGGTTGTTGGGCAGGTCAGAGGCCTGCAGAGGGCCCAGCTGGGCCCAGTGCAGACGTCTGCTGGTCAGGCGTCGTCCTCTGTGACGTCTGGGCCGCAGATCGCCGCGGTGGCCTTGCTGGCATCGCCCAGGGCCTTGAACAGGACCCGCGGGCCTGCCTTGAGCACCCGGGCCCAGCAGCCCAGATAGGCGGCGTGGTTCTCGGTGCTGCTGCTGATCTGCAGCCGGTTACAGATCAGAAAGGCGGCCAGTTCGGCGACCAGTTCCTCTCTTGCGTAGGCCTCGCTGCCATGGCTGCCAGACAGATCACGGCCCAGCCGGCTGCTGTGGCCGGTGCTATGGGCCTGCTCATGGGCCCAGGTCGCATACAGGCCTTCAGCCGTTGCGAACTGCGCGCGGCTGGGCATGGTGATCGCGTCAGCAGCAGGGCTGTAACAAGCCCGATCACCAGCCCACGTGGTGGGCACCGGCCAGGCCCCTAGGACTGCCTCAGCAGCTGCCAGCCGTTCTGGTTCAGGCCTGACCACCACAGAGCCGAGGGCCTGGGAGATGCGGGCCTCCAGGGCCTGCTGGGCCTCTGGTGTGCTGCCCACCAGGTCGGCGACGTTGAACACGCACACCGGCTTGAACGAAACCCAAGCACTGATCAGCGGCTGGCCATCGGGCCCCTTAACCGGCTTGCCGGTTTCGTCCTGCTGTTCCCGCTTGTTGAGCTGAGGCCTGAGCACGTAGCAGCCGCTGCTGCCTTTGCGAGGGAACCAGCCCTCGCCCTTGGCCTGAGCACTGCCCAGCCACAACGGCAGAGAGAACCCCCGGCAGGCCGACCACATCTCCAGCACAGCCGGATTGCTGCCCCTGTAGGCGGCACCGGTCAGCAGGTTCCGGTGTTGGCCCTGCTGGCCCAGCTGCGACCAGTCTCGGCGCCATGGGTTAACGCCTTTCTCCAGCAGCTCAACAAGTGCGCTGCAGAGCTTTTCTTCAGCGGTGGGCCCGTCGTACGGCTTGCGACCTTTGCGGGCCTTTGCGGTGGTGGTGGTCATGGTTGGCGGTGGTGGTGGTTGTTGGGCAGGTCAGAGGCCTGCAGAGGGCCCACCTGCAGCAGCAGGCAGGGCCCTGGGCAGAGCTCAGCCGAACCGGTACGGCCGCCACCCCAGCAGCCGGCAAATCCGAGACCAGGACCCGTCAGAAACCCATCCGGGCCGGTGCACGTTGATCGACCCGCCGATCACCTGCTCATCGCGGTCTGGCCCGTACTCATCAGCCAGGAACCGCCAGCCCTCGCTAGGGCACAGCAGGTCATCGCTGCTGGCCTCAAACGTCAGCCATTCCGGCAGCTTGCTGCCATCGCCCTCAGGCCTGTAACCACGGCCCAGCAGATCAGCCAGGTCCCTTAGGTCCCAGCAGCTCTCGAAATACTCATCAGCAAAGGTCCCCCAGCTGGTGAGCCAGCCACGCTCTGCAGCGTCGCCGGCCTCGCAGCTCTCAGCGGTGATCACCTCAGCCGTCAGCCGGAAATGGCCGAACGATTCAGCGGTTCGCAGGATTGTCATTGGTCGGTGGTGGTGGTTGTTGGACTGCTCTGCATCTGTGGTGAGCAGTTCCCACGTTCTACAGGTTCTCTCCACTGGTGGGATGTTGCCGGTGGGGTGACGTCGTCTTTCTGTAACAAATCGTCATAAAGCCCCAGGGCCCAGCAGCCGCCACCAGCAGGCCCCGACCAGCAGCCCTCACCACCGCCAGCAGGCCTCAGCCACCACCGCCACCAGCAGGCAGGCAGGCCCCAGGTCGCAGCGGCTTGTCTGTCCGCTGGAAAGCAAGCCATGGCAGGCCCTCCGGCCCCAGGTCTGCGGCACCGGCTGCAGCTGCACCCCGCGCCAGGGCTGGCAGCCCCTGCAGGGCCCCTCTCAGCCCCCAGGGCCCACACCACTAGGCCCACCCTCCCCCAGGGCTGCTGCAGGGCCGCTGCCACCCCGTACGGGGGGCTTGCCCGCGCGCGCCGGAAGGGGGCACCCCCTAATTACGCGACCCAAAAACGGGAGTGTGCAGCGAGTTGGCAGTGGGGTTGGGGTGGGGGTTGCGAGGGGGTTGGGGCGTCGCAGTGGGCGGGTGTTGTGCTGGATCTCTGTAGTTGACCAGTAGAGAGATCAGAGGGGGTGTTGAGAGGGGGTTGCGGGGGAAGGGATGCTCTCCACCTGTGTTGCTAAGGGGTTAATCTTGGACAAGCAAGACCCATTGCCCCTACTGGGTCGCATCCAGCGGGGGCAACGTCACACCTAGGAATGACTCCTAGGTGTCAGGTCCGTCAGCAGCGCAGGTACTGACCCATGAAGCCTAGGGAAGACGGTGACGAGAACTTCGTGATGGTCCATCAACGCGACCTGGATTCGACGATTGCTTTGCTGGGTGAACGCCGGCTTGAGCTGAGGGACGCGGCGGTGTTCCTGGTGCTGATGAACTACGTCAACTGGCGCAGCGGCAGAGCGCATGTGACGACCAAGTACATCGCCGAGCGGTTGCAGGTGAAGCTGCCGGTGGCGGTAAGTGCCATCACCCGGCTGCGGAAAGAGAACCTGGTCCGTCGTGTTGTTGATCGGCGGACGGGGGAGACGTATTTCCTGATCAACCCATTCCTGGCATCAGTGGGCGGGCCACGACGCCGCGGGCATCTGTGGCAACAGTTCGAGGATTCGCTGGAAGAGGAGACGTGAAATGGGTAGCCTTTTGTCATCTGCTCTCCACCCATGTATCTGAGCAACGACGAGCGGATTCGCCTCGGTTTGCAGCAATACGGCAGCGATGTCCCTGAAGAAGTGGTGGCGGCAGCTGAAGCTGCGCTTGCTGGAGCTTGCTGTGTTGCCCCAGCGAAGCCGGCCACAAAGACGCGGGCGCGCACTACCAAGGGTCAATTCGAGGGCGATGACCCGGCGACAACAGATGTGAATGAAGCGTTTGTGGATGGCTAAGGTGCCAAAGCCCACCCGGGTGGTGCCGGGAGGCACGCCATCAGGTTTTGCGCCTGGTGGTGGTTGTTGGGAGAGCCCTCCTTCCTTTTTGGTGGGAGGGCTCTCTTCATGAATTGGGAGCCGCTGCCGCCTGAGCTTTGGCCCTTCCCGCATTTCCTGTGCTACCTGCTGCGGGAACTGAACCTGGCGGACACCCCCACCCTGCGGCAGCTGGAGGTGGCGGAGTGGTTGGAGAACGGCCCGGACCGCTCGATCACCACGGCCTATCGGGGGCTGGGGAAGAGCTTTGAATCGGGGGGCTATGCCCTGTGGCGGCTGCGCCATGACCCGTTCACCGAGAAGATCCTGATCCCTGCTGCCACTGCCGAGAAAGCGGAGGAGGTGGCGACATTCATGGCCCGGTGCATCCGGGACGTGGACATCCTGCGGTGCCTGGAGCCGCGGCCGGACGGGCGCTCGTCGATCAAAGCGTTTGATGTGGGCCCGGCAGTGATCGATCAGAGCCCCAGCGTCCGCACGGTGGGGATCCTGTCGCCATCGCTGACGGGCAAGCGCTGCACCCTGGCGCTGCCGGACGACATCGAGACGCTGAACAACTCGATCACGCCGCTGAAACAGGAACGGCTGGCGCAGGCCGTGACCGAGCTGGAAGCGATCATCAAGCCGGACGACCCAGGGTTTGACCCGACAGCACCTAGGGATTACACCCAGGGGGGTCTGCGGCAGGTGTTCCCACGACAGATCCGGTACCTGGGGACTCCTCACCTAGAGAGCTCGCTGTACCTACGGCTGGTGCGCGAGCGGAACTACTCGATTCGCTTCTGGCCGGCGCGGTTCCCGGACCCGTCAGACCCTGACGACTGGGATTGCTACGAGGGCAACCTGGCCCCTGCGATTGCCGAGCAGGTGCAGAGCAACCCTGCCCTGGCAGGGGAGCCGACTGACCCTGAGCGCTTTGGTCACCACGAGCTGCTGAAGCGCGAAACGCGCATGACCCGGGCCGCGGTGCAGCTGCAGTTCCAGCTGAACTGCCGGCTGAGCACCCTGGACCGCTACCCAATCCGGTTGGGTGACCTGATGGTCATGGACCTGGACGGCAAAGCGCTGCCGGAGGTGGTGGTGTGGGCCTCGGCGCCTGAGCAGCGCATCCAGGACATGCTGTGCGTTGGTCTGGGCGCCGACCGCTACTACCACCGTCCAGCGGTGGTAAACGGCTGGGTGCCGCAGGAGGAGACGTGGCGGTGCGTGTTGGCGATCGACCCCTCGGGCCGCGGCAGTGATGAGTTGGCCTGGGCGGTGATCGCCGAGCTCAACGGCAACTTCTTCCTGCTCGAGAGCGGCGGCACGACGCGCGGCTACGAGCCAGAGGTGTTGTCGATGCTGGCGGCCAGGGCCAAGCGCTGGCAGGTCAACTACTGCGTGGCTGAGAGCAACATGGGCGACGGCATGTTCACGGCCCTGCTGTCGCCGGCCATGAACAAGCTGCACCCGGTCTCGATCGAAGAGGTCCGCGTCAGCCAGCAGAAAGAGCGGCGGATCGTTGACACTCTTGCGCCATTGGTGCAGCAACACCGCCTGGTGGTCAGCAGTGAGCTGATTCGCCGCGACTATCACGATGCCGAGCGGGACCCGGAGACGGGTCACCAGCGGTCATTGATGTATCAGCTCAGCCGCATCACCGTTGAGCGCGGCGCGCTGACGTTCGACGACCGGATCGATGCGCTGGCCCTGGGGGTGAAGTTCTTCACCGATGCCGCGGCCCAGGACCAAGAGAAGGCCAAAGCTGCCCGGCAGGAAGAGCTGGACGACACGATGCGTCAAGCCTGGTTTGACGAGACCGGATCTAACATTGATGCGTTGGCCTTGGGCTGGAAGCCACAGGTCAAGGGCCGGGCGTATGGGGGCGTCAAGCGGTAGCGGTGTCGTCTGGGCGAACCAGCGGCACCACGTTGGCCTTGTCCTTGAGGGCTGAGAAATCGAGCTTGCTGGCCATCTTTGAGCGCAGCTTGGCGGTATCACTTTCCGCCAGGTTGGCGGTGATGCTGTTCTGCTTGAGCAGCTGCAGCGCGACGCGGAGATCGTCGTTGCTGGTGGGCTTCAGGTTGCCTTCGTCGTCGTAGCCGCCGCGGTCCACTCGTTCGCGCACGGCCCGGACCACGGACGCATGAAGCTCTTCGAGTTCCTTGGCCAGGTCAGCCACGGTTACATGGATGCAGAGTTCAACCCATCATGCCGGTCAATCAGGTGCAGTTCACCGATCAACGATGGCTGCAATTCTGGGAGAACTTCAAATCTCAACAGCACCAGATCAAGGCAATCATCAAGCTGGGCCAGCAGATCAAGCAGGCCGACCCATGCCTGCTGACTGAAAGCGCTGACTGGGTTCAGGATTTCAAAAACGGCCCGCAGCCGCAGGCTGTCTTCACCCCGGCATCGCCATTCAGCCATCAGATCACCCCCAACATCACCTATGGGGAGACCGCACTGCAATCAGAGCCGCGGCGGTTCCACCGTCAGCACCAGTGCGACACCGCCTTGGTGCTGTGCCAATTCGCCCAGAAGGCCAGGGACCACTTCAAGCGGCCGGTGATCATCACCTCTGGCTACCGGCCCCCAAAGATCAACGCCCAGGTGGGCGGCGCTTCGCAAAGCGAGCACCTCTACGACAAGCCCGACACAGGCGCGATCGACTTCTACCTCGATGGCATGTCGGTCACGGAGCTCCAGCGGTGGGCCGATGTCAACTGGCCCTACAGCCTTGGTTATGGGGCGCCCAAAGGCTTCATCCACATCGGCATGAGGCCAGGCCGTCCCCGCGTGCGCTGGGATTACTGAACCTGACATCCATGAAACGTCAGCGGTTGCAGCTGTCTGGTCAGATGTCTGTTGAGGCTGGCCGCGATTTCAACGGCCCTTACTTTGTTGTCTACAGCAACGGGGCCAGCGTGTTGCGGCGCTGCCCCAAAGACGTGCGCAAGGCCCTCAGGCTGCCTGCAGGAACCCCCAGCAGGGCCATGCTCGATGCCTGGCTGGAAGAGCTGCAGGCCCCAGGGCCGGTTCCTGAAGAGCCTCAGAGCAGCGCCTTGGATTCATCCGATCCGAACTACCAGACCAAGACCGTGATCTAACCCTGGCCGCGTTTGCGCTTGCGGCCGTGGCTGGGCTTGCTGCCGCGGCCGTTGCCCTGCGCTGTGCGCTTGCGGACTGGCTCTTTGGGCAGGGCCTGCTGTTGCTTGGGCTTGGCCATCACTCCTCCATGGCAGACATGCCCCAGGCCTCGCTGAGGTTTTCAGCGGCCTCATGGGCAAACCACTTGGCGATCGCGCTTTGCTGATGCCACAGCTGGTTCAGCAGCAGCGCCGTGTCCATCAGCTGCTCCCAGTCCCTGAGCTCAAACAGCTCCTCGAGCACCCTCCTCGTCGCCTCCTCTCTGAACTTCAGTTCCTGCGAGATGGCGAAGGGGGCCATGGCTCTACCTCTTGGCCAGTGGGCTGATAATCCCGGCCAGGATCTCAATCGCCCGGTACAGCTTCACCGCCAGGCGGCTGTATGAATCCAAGGCCTCGTTGTCCTTGGGAGTGGGGGTCAGATTGACCACCAGGACCGCAACGCCATGAATGGCGACTGCCAGGGCCACGTAGTCGGCAAAGCGATCCATCAAGGCTGCCTCTCAACGCGGCGGAGACGTTCCTCGTGGTCCTGCAGCATCTCTTTGATGCCCTCCAAAATCGTGCTGGTTCGGGCCTCAAAGCGACCCAGACCGTTGGCAATCTTCCAGAGCGCGGCCACACCGGACCCGCCCAGGGCGATCAAGGCAATGACCGATGCTGGATCCACCAGGCCAGATAACTGCACCCCTGCAGACTACCGGCCGCTCAGGCTGCGTCCAGAGCGGCCTTCACTTGCTCACGGCTAGCAAAACCCCAGGAGGCGGCAGCGCCGGCGTTCCACTCTTGGCGAAAAGCCGGCGCCACGTAGCCGTCGTCGCCAGGGTTCAGCCCGCTGTCGTAACCATCGGGATAGATGGCATCGTCAAATGTGACCATGTCGTTGTAGAGGGCCTGCAAAAAAGCACGGCGCTCAGCCGTGGCGGGCGTCGATTGCAGGTCCTGAATGGTGTTGATCAGCATGGAGAAGCAAGGCCCATATGGGCCAATCCGTTCTGACCATCAGCATGCCGCAAGTGCCCCATCCAGGCAATTTGGGAGGCTCGCCAGCCTGCATGGTCTTCATGCGTCAGAAGAAAATGCAGCTTTCGCCTTTGCCGGATCATGGATTGTCGCTTAATCAGTTTGAACTTGCGCCGGATCCGAAAGCCACAAAATGTCACGCCACGATCTACAGGCCCAAGGCTCCATTTGCCAATGCGCTGGCCCATTTCCGCGGCCGCAAAAGCGCAGATCTTTGCTTGCAAAGCAAGCCCTTCAGATTTGCTGTTTACGATTACTACGGCATCGTCCATGTAGCGGACAAAGCGACCACCAGCGTTTGCAGCAATGAAGCGGTCTAGCTTGCCGCCCCAGTAATTTGCAAATGTCTGGCTGGTGAGCGCGCCAATTGGCACGCCAGCGGGCTGCACAGACAACACCTGCTTGATTAAAAGCAGCGTGCGGCGGCAGGTAAGTTTTTTGCCCAAATGAGCCAATAGCAGGTCTTGCGGAATTGTTGGGAAAAACTTGCTGAAGTCCACATGCAAAAGCCATGCGTCTGGATTTTGGCGCATTAGCTGCTGCATCCGCGTCACGCATTTATGCGTGCCCAGGCCGACCCTGCAGGCAAATACCTGTGGCATCATTGCGGAGTCAAGAATCGGGCCCACCACTTGAATCAGCGCGTGGTGGAGCACGCGATCGCGAAAGCTTTGGCAGGCAATCGTGCGCTTTTTGGGGTCGATGATTTGAAACTCAAGTTGCGCATCTGGGCGCCAACTGCCGTCAATCAGTCGCTTTTGCAGGTTGCGCAGGTTTGGATACGCGTATTCCTTGAAGCGCAGATAAGAGCTGCTGTATGTCTTGCCGCGGCGCGCCTCTTTGTAAGCTGTTAAAAGATTGTCCCACGCATAAATGCGTTCATAAAGGTTGCGGTATTTTTTACCCATAAAAAGGTAGCGGCAGGTTTCGATGATCTACTCCCTGCCATTGCCACCACTCGGCCCTGAGTTTGCCGAAGCTGGACTTGATGGCTGGCACCTGGTTGGCACCGGCCTGCTGCCCCGGAGAAACAGCAGAGCGGGATGGTGTTTGGTAGTTGCCACGGCCGCAAAACGAGCCCCAATGTTGTTGTTGGAGTTCCATGGAGTGTTGTTCCAGTTTGCACACCGCGAGCCGGAATTGGATGCGTTGTTCCAGTTCCCGCCCAGGATGACGGCGCTCCCATCAAGACCGGCTACAGCTTTGCACCTTTTTTCTGTTCCTGCAGCCGTTTGATCCAGCTGCCGAGCATGGCGCCCACTTCGCCCACCAAAGCCTGGCTGGTCTCGAGCTGGTGCTCGGTCATCAGCTTGCGCTTGTGGTGGACCATGAAGCGCAGCATCAGCCGCAGCTGCCCCAGGCTGCCGTCAAGCACGTAGCAGCGGCTCAGCTGGTTTGCCTTGATGGCGTCGTTAAGGTGCTCAGCCACCAAAAAGAGCTGCTTGATCAGCAGCTCTCGAAAGGTGCCGTGCTTGCGTGGAATGGTCTGAGCGAGCGGGTAGAGGTAGTCGATGACCCGCTCGTACTTCTCGACCATGTAGAGGCCGTGAGCCTCCTTGGAGGGGTCCGCAGAGGCTCGTTTGATGGTCATGGGCAGTCGGCGCTGTCGCGCCTCCTATCCAAGTACCAGGTGCCCGGCCGCAAAACGAGCCCCAAAGCTGACGCCGGAGCTCCATGGAGTGAGGCCCCAGTAGGCACACCGCGAGCCGGAATAGGATGCGGCGTCCCAGCCCCCGCCCAGGATGACGGCGCGGGTTTGAGATCCGTAGATCTGGCCGCGGCCATCTGTCTCTGTGCCAGTTGTCCAAGCGGATGGCGATTCAGCAGTGCAGGTCTCCTGGCCCCAGACCCACAACGTCCCCGTTGATTGAGCCAGGCCGAACTTGCTGACCCTCTCCCATTGCACAGTGCCTGGGTCTGACCCCCTGCTGCCAGCTTCTGGGCCTCCAAACGCTGCAGCGCTGTATTCGTCGTAGGTCGGCAGCCGTTTGCCGAAGCTGCGGGCCACCTCGCTGAACACGAACCACTTGCCATTGCCATAGGCCGTGCTGCCATTGCCGCCAAACTGAGCGGGCACCAGCGGCGGGCTGCTGCCATCGGCGATCGTCAGGCCAATTCGGCTGCTGGGCACTGCGCTGAAGGTGCTGCCTGCGTAGCTGGTTGCGCCACACAGGTAGAGGTCGATCCAGAACCCGCCTTCAATGCAGGCCATTCCCCGAGGATCCGGGCAGCTCGGTCGCCAGGTCAGATCCCACAGGCTGAACTCCAGGATCTCTGCAGAGCCCGTCAGGCTGCCGCTATTGACAGCTGTGGGCCGGCCACTGGGGATGTAGTGGTAGCCACCCACAATTGAGCCGCCGCTGGCGCCGGCAGGGGCTGTGGTGAAACTGGCGTCCCCGACAAGTGCACCGGTGGTTGGATGCTGCCAGATGGCGTAATCAGCATTGTTGCTGTGGCTTGGCATCGTCACAGCTGTGGCCACTGTGTACCGATAGCCATTCAGAACAGCGCCTGCAACCACACTGAGAGCGGTGCCGCTGGTTTTGTAAAACAACGAGCCGCGCTGAAATGGAGGACGGCGGTTGTAAAAAACACCGCTTTTTGGAAGCAAGTCATCCACCTGCACGAATTGCGTGCTGGTTTCAATGGCGTCAATCGCAAGAGAACCGTATGGCATTAGAGGATCACCCAGTTGGAAGTGTAGGAGACAGTGACAGTGGCGCCAGAAGCAATAGAGATGTGCCCTACGCTCATAACACCCCTGCCAGCTGGAATTGTGTAATTTGAGGACACTGTTTTAGTGTTCTCAATAAATACACCAGCAACAACGCGCTGGCCTGCAAAGTTTGCGTCAATCTTGGAACCTGCAATAGCAGCTCCAGCAGCAACCTTTGCATTCGTTACCGAGCCGTCAGTTGGTGTTCTTGCATCTGAAAGCCTTGTGTCTGCATTGACAACTGCAGTGCCAGCAATCTTGCTGGGGTCAATAGCAGCTCCAGCAGCAACCTTTGCATTCGTTACCGAGCCGTCAGTTGGTGTTCTTGCATCTGAAAGCCGAGCATCGCTAAGTTTGGCGTAGCGAGTTTCCGAATCATTGGCGTAATAGCCAAGAAACACATGCTTGCCTGGCGGACTGTCGTACCTCAGCCTCATGGTGATGCCGGCAGCGCCGACAAGACCGCCAGGTACGCTAACAATTAATGGGCTGACTTCTGCCCCCGTTGAGTTCTGCAGCTCGTAGTAATCGCCATTGGCTGGCGTCAAAGCGCCAAGAGCTGCAAGATCAATGACAGGTGTGTAAAAAATTGCGGCCGCAACTGCCGCAGCTGCGCTGTTTGCCGTGCTCACGGCTGCAGTTGAATTGCTGAGCGCCGTTGAAGCATTGGAAGCGGCCGTGTTGGCGGTGCTCAGGGCCGTTGAGGCATTGCTGCTGGCCGTGTTTGCCGTTGAAACCGCGTTGCTCGCATTGGTGCTGGCGGTGTTGGCCGTGCTGACCGCTGCAGCGGCATTGCTGCTGGCCGTGTTGGCCGTGCTCAGCGCTGTCGAAGCATTGCTTGCGGCGGTGTTGGCCGTGGTCGTTGCGGAGGCAGCAGCGGCGCTGGCAGCGTTGGCCGTAGTGACCGCGTTGCTGGCGTTGGTGCTGGCCGTGTTGGCCGTGGCGCTGGCTGCGTTGGCGGTCGTCACAGCGGCTGAGGCATTGCTGCTGGCCGTGTTGGCCGTGCTGACTGCCGCAGATGCGTTGGTGCTGGCCGTGTTGGCCGTGCTCAGCGCTGTGTTGGCTGTGCTGAGAGCCGTGTTTGCTGTCGAGGTGGCAGCGTTGGCCGTGCTGGTTGCAGTGTTGGCAGCCGTGGTGGCAGCGGTCGCTGCAGCAGCCGCGGCCGTTGACTGCGTGATCCCTGCGTCGTTGCGGTCCTGCTGCTCCTGGACGACGTACAGGTTCTGCAGGTCAGCAATGTTGAGATCTTCAGCAATCAGGTTCGAGCCGTCTTGCCACGGCACCAGCTGCGAACTATCAGGCGTGTCCCTAAGGACAGTCAGCGTCACCCCGTTGGCTGGGGCGACCGACAACTGCACCTGTGTAGAACTCGTCCAGGTGTAATCCGTGCCATCCACCAGCAGGCTGGTGTAGGTGCCGCTGATGATGCTGAAGCCTGTGTAGAGCTTCACGTGCGCCTTCAGCAGATAGGGGAACGGGACCGAGAAGGTCGTCGTGGACCCGTTGCCCGCGTATTGCGCGTAGGAGAGAGGCACGTGAGGTCTGCACTGGTGCAGACTTCATGCTAAGGGAGCTGCTACTGCCGTCCAACTCCCAGGCCGGACAGTTCCTCCATCCGTGTGCGCAGCTGGTTTGAGCGGTACTTCACCATTGCTCCGTAGCGCTTGGCAAAGCCCTGCGCCACTGGGTCTTCGTTGGTCAGCAGTTGAATCAGCGCCGCCCGGTCGTAGTAGTCGATGATGTCCTGGATGGGGCGGTAGAGCTCGCTCTCCTTGCGCACCGAAAACTTCGCCGGGTTGACCCGCTGGTCAGGTCCCATCGGATCGTTCGCCAGCAGCTTTTGGTAGCCAGGGTTGTTTTTCAACGCCCGCAGTGCACTCCGCATGTCGCGGCCCTGGATGAAGGTGTCAATTGGCATGTAGGGGTCGCGGCCCAGCATCTGCGCTGCCGGAATCTCTGCTTTGATGCTGCGCATCTGCACCCGGTAGAACTTCTCCTCCTCATTCGTCATGGTGAGACCGACGTCGCCCGAGCCGTCAGGGCTCGGCAGTGCCACCTGGCCGTTGGGCCTTGGCTTGGTTGTCAGCCCTGCATCAAGCAACCACTGGTAAAGGCTGTCCTGGGGTTGGATCACCGGCATGAAAGGGATCACTGCTTCGGCCGGGATGCCAAAGGGTCGCTTGATTTCACTGCCCAACCAGTCGTCGCGCTCGGGAGCCCGAAGCACCTGGTTGAGCCCAGGGATCGGCCGAGCCACTTTCTCGCCCACTTTTTGCAGGAACTCCATCACCGGCGCGATGTGTTCGATGTAGATCGGATCCATCTCCAGCGCCTTCTTTTCGTCAGCGGAAAGGAAGCGGCGACGATCGGTGGCCTGCAAAGCATCGCGGCCCGCGCGAGCCACCATCGACAGCAAGCCAGAAAGCGGCATGATCCCGCCCATCTGGGTGGCCAGGATGTCGGCCATGTCAGCGCGGTCTGGCTGGGTCATGGCATTGAGCACCGTGGTGGTGTTCAGCAGGCTCGCCTTGTTGTTGAACATTCGAGCCAGGGCTGTCGCCAGGCCCTGCAGCGCCTTAGTGCCGTCGCCCTCGCTGATCCCTTCCTCAAGCACCAGCTGCTGGATGTCGGCGTAGAGGCCAAGAATGTCGATGGGATCGATCCCGCCAAGCCGGAACCTGGCTGCCGGGATCACTTTCCCGTTGAGCTGGAAGCTGTAGGGCGTGTTGAGCTTTCGCCAGCGGTCGTACTCCATGGGGTCGGATGGCCCACCCCCAACAAAGCCGCCACTGGCAATCAGGGCACTGCCGGCGGTAAAGAAGCCCAATGACACGATCGCCTGGGCCCTGGCCTGGGCCAGCACCTCAGGCGCCGCGTTTTCCATTTGTGCGCCAAGGGCCTTCACCACTGAAGGGACCACCGTGCGATCGATGCTCCACAGCAAGGAGTTGAGCGGACTCTTGAAGAACGGCAGCTGCCATGCCACCAGCGCGTTCTGCCGAGTCAGACCGAGGCCCTGAATGATCGGGTCCTTGATCGTGTTGGTGAAGGTGACGTCGGCCGCTCGTTGCAGGCCCATGGCGCCCAGCTCGGTGTCGGCCCTTGGCACGCCCTTCAGGTCGTTGAAGGCCTGCAACCGCAGCACGTCATCGGGGAGTTCATCGCCCATTGGGATGCCGCGCTCGCGGCGAAACTTCACCAGGTCCTCCTGGCTCATGTAGCCGGTAAACAGGGAGCCCTCGGCCATTTGTTCGGCACGCTGAGTAATCCAGTCGGAACCCATCCGCCGACCAGCGCTGTCCACAGTCTCAGCGCCCTCTTGCGCCGCCCGCAGGTAAGCCTCGTGGTTCACCTTCCATGCGTAAGCCATGGTCCGGACTGCCTCGTCGCCAGCTCCTAGCAGCCGGAAAGCCGGCAGATAACCACCATCCCAACCAAGGAAGCGCTCGCCCAACTTGCCAAGGGTCAGGCTGGTGGCGGCGTTGAGCACATTCATCAGCGTGACCGCCGGGCCAGCTCCCACCGTGTTGCGCCAGTAGGTGTGGTCTTGCAGCAGTGCAAAGCCAGTGGTGAGGGCATCGACGATTTGCTGCTTTTCGTTCTCGATCAGATCAGGCGCCACTTCCATGGCGTTCTCCAATCCCATCCGCGCCTTGCCAGTCCCCAGGTAGGTGGTGGCGTTTTTCCAAGCCATCTGCCAAGCGTCGAGCGTGGCGCGGTTGGCAAAAGCCGCGGCCTTTAAGCCTTCCATCGCGCCGACGCGCAGCCCGCCCTCAAAGATGTCTTCTAGGCCGTGGTGAAAGGTCACCAGCGCCCCGCTTACCGGGTTCCGGGCCAACCAGGTGCCCGGCGACAGCAGCATGTTGTTGCGCCGAAAGTTGTTGAGCAGGGCGATCTGCGACATCAAGCGCCCCTGATTCATGTTGGTGCGGGTGAGCTTGTTGGTTCGAGCCACTGCTGCCAATTGCCGCAGCTTCAGGAAGTCACCTTTCTCGACGTGTTCCAGGGTCTGGCCAAGCAGGGTCTCGCCTTTGATGTCGGCCATCGTCAGACGTGCCCAGTTGGCATCGGGCACGATCAGATCCATCTCGGTGCCGCGGAAGTCAAACTGCAGGCCGCGGAAGGCTTGGCCCAAACGGCGACGGACCGCGCTGTCGAGGTTCTCAAAGAAATGCGCCCACTGCGCTGCATTGCCCAGCTGAAGCCGCAGTTCTTCTGTCAGAGCCCCAACCTCCAGGGCATTGGCTACCTCTTCCAGCTTGTCGGCGTATTGGCTTACCGAATCCCAGCGAGCCTTGGCCACCTGCACCACAGATGCCGGCAGCCTGTCGATCCCTTTGAGCCGGCGCCCCAAGGCGGTTGCCACCTCGCGGGCATCGCCACCAAACTCCTGAGCCATGCGCATCAAACTGCGCATCGCCACAGACTCGCTGAAGCGCTGCTTGAGCTCCACGCCCTTGGTTGTGTTGGCCCGCTGCAGGCCCATCACTTCCAGCAAAGCGTTGACGTTCTCGAGCTCAGGAGGGAGCTCGCTGTAATCCACCCCGTACTGGCGGTAGTTGATCATTCGACCGCTGGATCCTGAAGGCCCCTCCTGGTCGCGGAACCCCATTTCCACCAGGTCCTTCACCGTTCTGTCGCCCTTGGCAATCAGATCCGTTTCGGCCTGTTTGATCCAGGCTTCTTGGGAGACGCCGATCTCCTGGCCGGTGTAGGTGCGCAGCCTGGCCACGCTCTTGCCAGCAGCAGGCAGCTCTTCCAGGTCAAGAATGGCCCTGGCAGCGGCCTCCATGTCATCCAGTTGCTTGAGCTTCGCCTCGATCTCGTCGATCTGTTGGGCGAGGTTGTTGCAGTCAGCCATCAGCAGGAGCCTCCTTGGGATTTTTTGCGCAGCTCCTCCAGCTGCTTGGCGAGCTCAGCTCGCGCCTTGGGGATGTCGGCCAGGGCTTGCTGGGCAGCCTTGGCCTCGGCCGTGGTGGGCTTGGCCTTCCCTTTGCCCTTGGTTTTGGGCGGAGAAGGCACGGCCTCTTTCGGGACAACAACGGCCTCGCCGTTGATGCTGGCCATCACACTCTTGGTGTCGTAGACCGCCGGCTTCCGCTCAGGCTTGGGCTGCAGTTCTGGAGTGAACTGTGGCGTTGCCCCGGCCTGGTCCGATCCCTCCCCGCGATACGGCTGGGGAGTGCGCTCGCCGGTGATCGGAAGCTCAGGGTCGTACTGGGGAGTTGGCTGCCGGAACGTGTCCCTGGGGGCAGCCAGGTCTTCGGCTGACATTCGGAACATGCCGCGGCCCATCAGCCCCAGTCGCTTCTTCTCTTCCCAGCTCAGGCCATCCCACCCGTAGGCGGCCATCAGCGCATCCTTCTGCGCTTGCATTGCTTTCGCATCGAGCAGGTTGTACTCGAAGCGAAGACGCATCTCATCGATCAACGCATCAGCATTTTTCCCGCTTGCCTTATAGATGGGCAGAGCATCGTTGTTGAACATCAGGGCCATCTGGCCCGTTTCGTCGCTCAGTAGCTCATCGATGAAGTTCTGCTGCTTGAAAAACTCGGGTTCAGCCGGCCGCTTCGGGATCGGAGTGACCGGTGCTTGCACTTCGCCGTTGTCAATTGCGCGACGCAAGATCTGCATCTTCAGCCGTTCGCGCGTCTCAGCATCCATCCCCCGTGGCCTGTACTCGGCCAGAGGCACGGTGATCTCATTGCCATCGGCATCCACAATCCGCCCCATTGGCGATGTCGTGTTCAGGTCAGCGGGGACATCAAGCAATGGCGCATCGCCGACGCCGGCCATGTTGGTCGTCAACGGCATGGACAGCTGCTCAGGGGTCGGCGGCAGATAGCTGCCGCGCCGTTCACTGAGCTCCACAAGGGCATCGATGATGTCCTGCTTCTTGGCCTGCCACACACGCCGGCCAGTGCGCGCTTTGACCAGTGCTGCCACCTCTGGGGAAGAGTCCGGCATTGCCAAGCGGCGAAGCAGATCCCGCGGCCACGCCTGAAGCGCAGTCCGGTAGTCGTTGGGGGTCTGGTAGCCAAACTCTGTCCCGCGCTGAATGGCCTGGGGAATTGGAGGGAGCTGCACATCTGGCGCTAGGTCGAGGCCCAGCTGCTGCGGCAGGTTCATTTCCAGCTGTTGGCCCACCAGCGTTTCTGGTGCCTGCAGCCTCTGCTGCACCGTTTGCAGCTGCTGCTGTGCAGTCTGCAGCTCGCGCTGCACGCGGGTGATTTGGCCTTTGGCGCCACGTGGCGTAATCGTTCCATCTGCTTGTCGCGCATCGATGTCGGCCAACCGCTGGTTCAGCTCGGCAATTCGCTGCTCTGCGATAGCCATTTCTTCGGCGTTGCGAGCTTCGCCGGCCTCGCGCCACACCCGCGCGTGAATCTCACGCAGCTGGGCATCGTCGAGCTCGTCGAGCTGGGCCAGGTACGTGTCGATCTCTGGCCTGGTGTCGAGGTTCAGCTCCCCCTGACGGCTGCCGCGAGGCGCAAGAAAACTTTCGGTGGTGCCGGAAAGGTTCAGGTCTGCCACCTGCTGATCGATCTGATCGATCTGCTGCATCAGTTGCTCAGTGGTTTGCGGGTCGGCCGCGGTTACCTGTGCCACCAATCGGCCGCGCTGCTGCTGCAGCTGCTCGATCTCGAACCTGGCCTCGGGGTTGCCGGTGTCCACCTTCAGCGCAAGCTGGCCCGCTTCGCCTTGCTCAACCAGCCCGGCCGACATCAGGCGCTGGCGCTGTTCCTCGACCTGGCGAATCTGAACGCTCTCGTCGAGGTAGCGCTCGATCGCGCTGCCGTTCGGGGTTGTCGGAACCAGCGCACCGCCTGGCTGATACGGAGGCAGGCCAGGAGCATCGGGTGCACCAGCTGCAGGTAGAGGGCCGCCTGGTGTCTGAACGTCGATTCGGGCTGGTGTGATTGGGCTGTCGTCTGCTGCTGCCTGCATCTGCACGCTGGGCAGCTGGGGCGTAGGGGCTGCCGGTGGCAGCTGCGGGGCATCCGTGCCCCGATACATGTAGGGGGCTAGCTCAGCGTCAGCCAGGTCATCAAGGAAGGTGGACCCGCCGAACATCATCTTGCGTAGGCCCGGAACCATGCTGGCGGCACCGATCACCCCAAGTGGTGCGGCGATGCCCTCCACCAGCAGGCCCTTGCCAAAGCGAGTCAGGTAGTCGTCGGTTTCTTCTGCCCGGCCCGGCAGCCTCAGTCCAAACGCATCGCCGACGTTGGCGAGGTTCTGATCCATGTCGATGAACGGCGCCGCCATGGTGGTGCCCACCAGGGCCTCGCCCACCTTCTGGGTGACGCTCACGCCAGCTCGCAGGACAGGGTTGGCTCGTTGGGCCACCGCCAGGCCGCGGACCGCTCGGGTGGCTTTGAGTGCGTCAGCGGCGCGCTTGACCTGCGCCGCCTGGCCAAGCCGTCGCAACACTGTGGACCCGGTGATTGCGCCGACAATTTCTCCGCCGATCGCGCCGCCGAGTTGCATCCCAGCTTCATCGGCCGGGGTCACTTCTCCGTAGGTTGGTCCGATGCGAAACGGATTGAGCGCCCTGGCTGCCGCATCGGGAATCTTCCATGCGTCGCGGGTATCAATTGGTTTGCGCTGCACCCAATCTCCGAAAGCGTTGCCGAGTTTGCTGACCGCATTGATCGGCCCCACAACAAGCCCAGCTTTCGTATCGGGTGAGGCCAGAGCATTCATGAACTGAGCCAACGGCTTCAACGGTCCAGCGGCCTGTTCGATGCGCTGGTTGGTTTCGGCTCTGGTCGCGGGTTTGCGCGGCCGAGCTTCTCCGCCGCCACCGCCCTGCGCAGGGGAGGGCGCGGCAGGAATCACCGGATCAAACGCCGAGTCGTCGTCAATCGGGGCAAGGTTGAAAGCGGGCATTGGTCAGCTCCTCTGCTGCCGGGACAGGTATTCGCGTCGGGCTTGCTCGAGCATTGCCCTCACCCGGCTGGCCGGGATGCTTGCCCTGTTGCCGCCTTTGTCGCCGTCGTAGACCCCCCTTCCGTTTGGCGCCTGCAGCGCAGCCCACTCGCGGGCAATGTCCCAGTGGGCCGCGTCAAGGTCGCTTCCCCTGCCAGTGACGTACTTCGCCAGCGCCGGTCGTTTGCTGCCGACGATCAGCGCCATTGCCAGCCGGTTCTGGTTCTCAGGCGTGAATGGTGCGTCAGGAGAAAGGCCTGATTCGCGGCGAGCTCGGGCCAGCACTCCAGGGGTGAATTGGTAGGCCCCAACAGCAAAGACCTGCCCTTTCGACTGCATCTGCTCAAGAGAGCCGATTGTGCGCGAAGTGATGTTGCCAATGCCGCCAGGCGAGTCACCGGCGATGCCGCGGTTGACGGAGTTCCAGCCCCCTTCACCGCTGCGGATCAATCCCAAAAGGCCGTTCATGCCACTCCCTCCAATAGGCATCAGTGCTTGCCCATCAGTTCGGGGCATGTAGGCAGGCGGCAGAGTGCCGGCCGCGGCTGGGGGAGTCAGCAGCCGCATCAGCCAGCCGCCAGGCCGCAGCGGGTTGTAGCCAAGAGGCACCATCCCCATCCCTGTGCCCTGGAAGCTGGGCAGCTGATTGCTGGAGACCGTGTTGTTTGCTCGCTGTTGTTTGACCTTCTCTTGCAGCCAGCGTTTTGCGTCGCCGCTTGGATCAAGCCCGGGATAGAACCGAAGCTGCTCGAGCAAATAGCGAAAGGTGCTGGTGTTGGCCCGCTTGGCCAGGTTGTAAAGCTCAGGGCTCACCGGCTTGTTGCCCTGCAGCTTCACAAGCTCTGAGCGCAACCACCGGCCATCCATCACCGGCCTTTGCTGATAGGTGCGGATCGTCTCGTCGGAGAGCGTTTTGGCGCCGGCCTGAGGCACCCCACGAGCCGCCTTTGGATCCGTCCCGACCTTGCCCGGGCCCACTTCTCCAGGCTTGCGACCTGTGAGGTCAGTCATCGTCTTGGCCCACTCGGGCGATTTGCGGACCGCGGCTTCGGCCTCGCTCGTCACCACGCTGCGAGCCGCCGGGCTCATCACTTGGCCAGGGTGCTCTGCTTTCCAATTGCGGATGGCCGTGGACAGCTCCCGCTCATAGAGGCTGGTAAGCCGGTTAGCGGCAGCGGTGAGCTTGGTGTTCTGGTACGCCGCTGAAATTGCTGCCGTGGCTGTAGCGCCACCTGAAAGCTGCTGGGCAACCACCTGCGCCAAAGCATCTCCGCTGCGGCCGTTCACCTTCTGCTGACTTTTGATCTCGCGCACGGCCTGGCTGTCGAGGTCCTGCAACACCGCCGCAGTGACCTTCTCTTTCACGCCTGTATCGAACTCACCGGCCGACTCACGCGCTTTATTGGCCGCCGCCACCATGCGTTGGTAGTCCTCCCGCCGCCCTTCGGGCGTGGGGTTTTGGCTGGCAATCTGCCGGGCCTGCTGCAGCGCGTTCTGGTAAGCGTTGGGGTCGTCAGTCCACGCGCTTGGCGGCAACTGCTCGAGCCGCACGATGAAGTCGTCCACCACAAACGGATCAGGAGGGCGAACAACCTGGGTAAACGAGCTTTGATCCTTGGCCCGCCTCGAGATGTATTCCTCAGGGGTGAGGTACCCCATGCCTAGGGCCTGGTTGCGAAACTTCAGGACCGCGGACGGATAAGCCGGGTCCGCAGGATCCAGCCCCCCCGGCCCGGCGTACCAAAGCCGATCGAGCTGCTGCTCAACACTCTTTTGCTGGAGGTCGTGAGTCTTCTGAACTGCCTCCTGGCCACGAACCTGAAGCTCAAGCGTCTCTAGCGGGGCCATTGCCCCCCAGGTGGGACGCTTCTCGTAGGGAACTGATGGGTCGCCGGCGCGAATGTTTTGCAGCAGTGAAGCCGCCACCGGGTCGCTGCCAAAGGTGCCGATGATCTGCTCACGCAGAAACTGCACCGTTCGCTTGCGGGCATCGGGAGCCAACAGCCGCAACTGTTGATCCAGGCCATACGTCAGCGCAGCGCCGCCGTATTGAATCCACTCCGGCGAGCCTTTCTTGTAGATGACACCGTTGATGGTGACGCCCTTGGTGAGCATCTCTTCCACCGTTGCAGCCGTTGCTGCAACCGTGCTATTGCGAGTCGATTCCTCAACTGCATCGTTGTAAAACTTTCGCTGCTTTTCTCTGTAAGAATCCCAGGCTTTATTGAGCCTTGGGGTGACATAAAACTGCACCTCCGGCTCATCGCCACTGAGCTGGAAACGGCCCAGCACCTGGGAGGTAAGTTGCACCTGCCGCCTGGTGAGCTCGGGGCTCTCCGGCTTGAGCGTGCCAAGCAGGCCAGCATTCGTAGTCAGGTCGTTTTCGAGCGAGTTCTCGATTTCCGCGCCAGCCCACTGAGCCAGAGCCCGACGTCGCCCGATCAATTTCCACGGGTTGGATTCATCGAGCAATTGAGCTGCCGCGGGATCCAGCTTCTGCAGCCTGGCAATTGTTCCAGCAGCGTTGGCAGCACCTTGCTCTGATTGAACCTGCAGGCTGAGAGTCGCCTTGGCCTTCTCGTTTTCTAGCTGTTTGAGTTGATAGGCGTAGCCCTCATCAATCTTGCCTTTGGCGTAAGAGACCAGCCCTCTCTCCATCAAGGAGGACAGGTTTTTGCTGAATGGCGCTAGGGCCTCAGCAATTTGCTCAAACTGGTTGTAGCCCCGCACATCTGGCGTGCGAGCTTGTTGCAGCGTGACAATGCCCTGAGGATTCCCGAGCTGGTCGGGCCGTGCCGCAGAAGCCGTGTTGAACTGCGCTGGCTGAATAAAGGCATTGATGGGCCTGGCGCCTGGCCGGACCTCTCCAAATGGAAGACGTTCTGCCATGACTTAAACCCCCTTTGGTGTGCCTGATCCCGAGCTGCTGCTGGGGATCTTGAGAGAGTTGAGCGTGTTCTGCATCGAGAAGACGCTGTTGACCCCACCCAGCACCGCGGTGCCGATGTTGAGAGCGCCCGCAGCAGCACTGGGTGGCGACCCAGTCATCGTCGGGCCGCCTGGCTGCATCAGCGTGGGCAGCGGCGCGAAGGGCGCAATCGGATCGATGTAGCCCTGCTCTTCGTAGAACTGCTGGCTATTCCATTGGCTGAGGTACTGCGCCACGCGGCCTGCTTGCTCACGTGAGTACTGCCGACCACGAATGCCCTGATTGATGGCCTGCAGCGTTTCATAGTCGCCGAGCTGCCTTGCATAGTCATTGACAAGGCGATCAACGCTCTGGCCTTCCTGGTTGAGTGCTTGAACAGATGCGCGAGATTGCAGAGCTCGCCAGCGATACTGCTGCATCGCCACAGCTTCCTGCATCGAGGCCTCGGCAAACTGCTGGCTAATCGCTTCAGAATCAAGCAAATAGCTGGACCCTGCAGCTGCCCTTGTTTGTCCAACGACGTCTGCCTGTCGTGCAGCCTTTACAAGCTCAACATTTCTGAGCGCGTTGGTGTAAGCAAGGCTTTGGTTGTAATTAACCGTATCCGCCCAGTACTTGTACTGGTTATTTGCATCATTGACCCTGGCGTTAAAACCGGCCTGCCAGATGGCGAACTTGTTGTTCGCGTCTTGGAAGGCCCGTTGATTGACGTAGTCCTGTTGCTGCGCGGCCTGAGAGGCCATGCCGCCCATAATCCCCATGCCCATGTTGGCGGCGCCAAAGGCAAGGGAGATGGGATCGATTACCACCATCAGGCCAGCCTCCAGAAGTGACAGAACAGCTGGGCGCTGCGGCCCCTTGGCTCAGGGGTGTCGATCCGAAAGCCGAGGTGCGTCAGCCATCGCAGGGTTGCGCTGTTTGACGCCAGGGCCCAGTTCTCCAAGAAGTCGTGGCCGTCGGCCAGCAACCCATCGACCCACTCGCGCCCGCCGCGAATGAACTGCCGGCGGTGGCTTGGCGTTGCCAGAAGCCCGTCCGTGCCGAGCAACCAGATCTCTGTGCCATTCACGCCGCAGATCCCCACTGGCCTCCCGTCATCTCCATCTATGCAACGACAGATTGCGCTGTTTTTCCAGCTCCTCTCAACCGCGTCTTTGCCCGCCAGGCCATGGCTGTAGAGGACCTCGAGCTCATCTTGATAGCGCAGGTGGGTGGCAATGTGCTGCACCCTTGCAGATGTGGGCTCAGACCACTTCATTGCAGGCTCCTGGCTTGGCTGGTCACAAGTCCGACCCACTCACAAGTGCTGAACTTGCATGGATGGACCGTGTCGTTGTGAAGCTCGACGATGCAGTTCTCGCCCTTGCTGGCGATCGGGATTTGAAACACCCCCTCGAAATACCGGGCCGTCTCGGGGTCGTAGCCGCCTGGCATGGCGCTGCCCAGGCTCGAGTTGCGGCTGCCCAGCACCGTGCCATCGAACTTGTAGACCGCCATGTCACGGCGCTCAGCCATGACCCGGGCCTCGAAGTACGAGGTCTCGTGGTAGCGGAGCTTGGCGTGACGCACCTGGGTGCGCTCGACGTTGGCCGCGGCCTTGCCGCCACCGACATCCTTGTAGAGCTTGAACCGCGTGAAGCGGTAGACGAAGTCGTAGAGCTCGCCAAAAAAGATCGGCTTGCCTGACCAATCCCCATTGGCCGTGATCGTGTTGCCGCTGGTTGCCGTTCCCAGCAGGACCCCGCCGTTGGTGGTGGCTCCGTAGCCCGACCAGGCCTGCGTTGGCGCAGCAATCGTGTAGGGCAGAGTCCAGGTGGTCTGCTTGGTGGTCGCGTTGTAGGTGCCTGACGCCACCCGGATTGCGGCCGGGGTGTCCGTGGTGGTGGAGACGCGGCGGTCCAGCAGCAGCGGATAGGGGTCGGGGGTGACGTCGCTGAGCCGGTCAGAGACCCGCATCTTCTCCAGCCACACCTGGCTGCCGTACTCGACCAGCAAATACATCACCTCCTGCACACACAGGATCGAGAGGATCTTGTCCGCGCCAGTCAGCTGCCAGTGGCTCCAGCTGCTCTGTGCCCGCTCGGCCCCGCCGCCGGTGTTCCGGTAGAAATACTTGTAGACGTAGATGCGGTCGGCAAAGCCGCTCTTGCTCGACACCGCAAACCAGCTGTTGCCGGTGTCGTTGGCCGTCAGCTTGAACACCTCAGCCGGGATGTAGCTGCTGACGTAGCCAGTCAGATCGGAGGCATCGGCGACGAGCGCAGTTCCCGCACCGCGGACACTGAACTCACGGAACTGGCTCCACTGACCGTTGGCCTGGCAGAAGATGATCGTCCCCTGCACCGGGATCGGCCGGCAGTTGGGGTCGATCTCGTACTGCGTCAGCACCGTGATCACGGCGCTCGATGGGGTCAGGACCGTCTCGGCCGCGTTGAAGCGGAACTGGATCTGGTCGCTGAAGATGATCAGCTCGTCCTGGTAGGGGATGGCGTAGCGCAGCACCGACACCCGGTTGTTGCTGGCCGTCAGGTCGATCGGGTCGGTGTCGAGCACCGCCGTGACCGTCTCCGGGAAGAACTCGAAGAAGTCCCGCGTGCGGCTCAGGATGACGTTCTCGTCCGCCAGGAACCCCAGCCGGTTCTTGTAGATGAAGACGTCCTGGATCGGGTAGCCGATGAAGCTCGGATCGGGCGCCGTGTCGTAGTCGCCGGCGGTGCGCTCTCCCCAGCTGGGGATGACGACGCCGCCCTGGGTGGTGCCGTTGGCGGGCCCGAAGTAGAAGCTCCCGCTCGGCAGCCGCACCAGCAGATGCGGCATGGTCCCGGCGTTCAGCTTGTATTCGACCCCAGGGCTGACCGTCTCCTGCCAGGCCCCCTCGCCAAAAGTCCCCGCACCGGTGCGGGGCACAAACTTGACGTAGTAGCCATCGAACTTGTTGCCAGGGTCGCCGACCACCTCGACCTGGTAGCCCTCGGGCGCAATCGTCGGCAGCTCCGTGAACGCCTGCACCGAGCTGGTGATCGCCGTGATGTCGGCGTTGGCTCTGGCATCGTTGGCCGCCACCGTGATCGCGCTGCTGCTCTTGAGGTGCAGCACGGACCCCTTGCGCACGATCGTCACCCCAGTCACCCCGGCCAGGGCGGTCTTGAGGCTTTCGGCAATGTCCTCTGTGCTGATGCGGTTCTCAGTGGTCGTCGAGCCACTGACGATCACCGGGGCCACGGCCGTCTGCACCGTTGCCAAGGTGCCGTTGACGTTGACCTTGTAGGTCTGGCCGTAGTTGGCAGCCTTCACCCACACCAGGGCCTCGTGCGTGGATGGCCGGGCCACCGCCGGCGCCAGCGACGCATCCATCGCCGGCACCGCCTTGGTGTTGGAGATGAAGGTGTAGTCGGCAATCGTGGCAGCGCGGATGTCGCTCTTGGCGCTCACCACCGACGACAGGTAGCTGTACCCGTAGGGCGCGCTGACGGTCTTCTCGTTGCCGTCCAGGTCAAACACCTTGATCGCGGTCTTGCCCACCACGACCAGGTACTTCTCGCCGGCGTCCCGCAGGATCTGGTGGAAGTAGACGTCGCCAAAGCTGGTGTTGCTGACCTTGGCGATCACCTGCGACGGCTCGCGCTTGCGCAGGCCCTCGGCCAGCGAGCTCATCGCGTTGATCTGCACCTCGCCCTGGCTCGGCTCGCGCTGCGCGTCCGGCTGCTGGCTGATCCCCTGAATCAGGTTGGGGATGGTGTAGCTGACGAGATTAGCCACGCAGATAGCCCTCGTTCCGGCCCAGCAGGCCCAGCCCTGGCGAGTAGGTGGGGAACGGCCTGAGCCCTGGGCCGCCCGTCAGGCTGTTCGGCTGGGCCTGCTCGATCTCGACCCGCTGCAGCTCCACCAGAGCCATCTGCTCGTCGAGCGCGGTGTACTTGAAGATCGAGTCAGAGCTCAGCACTCGGTCGCTGAACACCCGCGCCGAGCGGATGGTCACCCAGCGGTTGAAAGCCTCGGGGCACTCATCCCAGGGCAGCAGCCAGACCACATCAGCCTCAAGGCTGGTGATGCCGGCCTCAAGGTTGTAGGTCCGCTTCTCCTTGTCGTAGACCCGCTGGCCCCGCAGCTGGAATCGGCCGGCCCAGCGGTAGGCATCCGGCGCAAACGACACCACGTTGGCCGGCACCGTGATCTGGCTGGTCGCGCTGTTTTTGGCGAACTCGTATCCCTGCTCGGTGTTCCAGCTCCAACCCCTGGTCTGGCCTTCCTTGTGAAACTCGAGGATGGTCCGCTCAGCCATCGTTGCTTCAACGATCTGCTGGTTCTCCAGGCTGTTGACCGGCTGCTCGCCGATGTTCTGCAGGCAGATGTTCACCGCTTCCAGCAGCGTCGTGCGGCCTGGGGTGATGGCCTGATTCGCGAGGCCCATCGCAGTTCTGCAGGGGTGCAGTCCTCATGCTATCGACAGGCACAAAAAAGCCCCCTGTTCCGCGCAGGGGGCTCAATGAAAACCGCCCAGCAGAACTTAGGGCAGTTCGATCACGCCGGCACACTCAGCACGCAGGACGCCCATGCCGATCGCCATACGGGCGACCATCAGGCTGGCCTGGTACATGATGTTGAAGTCGCCGCCCTGAGGGGTGACTTGCAGGCTGGGGCTGCGCAGGGTCAGCACACCGATGGCATCGCGGTGGAACACGATTGCCTTGCACTTCGACAGATCCTGCTGATAGGCAGTGTTCTTGTCGTAGGTGCCGTTGGTGTAGGCAGCCTGGGTGACGTGGTTCGACTCGATCACGGGGATCCCCTTCACCCGCAGCACGCGGCCGCTTGCGAAGGAACCGTTCTCGCCGCTGGCTCCATTGAAGTCCGCGTTGATAGCGCGGGTGGAATCCAGCAGGACGTCGTACTCGTCAGGACCAACCACACACAGCAGGTCGCTGGTGGGCACGTCCTTCTTGGCCATCGCCACCTTCAGCGCGCTGAGCTTGGAGACCAGCTCATCGCCTTTGGCGTTGCTGGTAGCAGCGGCATAGCCAGCCGAGAGGGTCTGGCTCTGGCCAATCCGGCCGGCGTTGCCGGCTTTGGACAGGGGCTCAGTGGTGGTCTTGGCAGCGGCGTAAAGCACGCGAGCTGCACGGCGATCCCATTCGCGGGCAAGCGCCTGCCCGAGCTGATGAGTGACGTCTTGGCGAACGTCGTAGTAATTCATCATCTCGTCCAGGTCATAGATGACCTGGTCCGCAATCATCAGACCATCGAGGTTGATGATCTGCTCATTGCGGTCGCCGGGGCTATTGGTGGCCCCAAGTATTGGCTGGCCCGGCACATGGTAGGCCGCATCTGCACGCCCACTCACGGGGAACGCAGCAGATTTGCCTCCACTGATGTTCCGCTCTTTGACTTTGCCTTTGAAAACGCAGGCGCGGTCGAAGGCAGAAAGCAGCTCGGCAATACCGAGTTTGAGGAACAGGGCATCAACTGCACCTGCGCCTTTGATTTGACCAATCCGGTCGAGAGAAGCGTTGGCCATTGGCCTAAGGGGGTGATGAGCCTCTGCCCAATTGTTTGGCTGAATCGGGGTATCTCCCTAGGGAGGCCCAGTCAGTTGCACACCTGCAGATCAACTCTTGTTCCGACCTTACAGAAACACATTCGACCTGGAAAGGGTTTTGTCGTACCACTGCCGGTACTTCGGGTCGCTCTCGTAAAGGAACCTGCCATCTGCTCCTCGCTTACTGCGAGCGCTCACGGCCTGCTGGTCGGTTTCAAACACGTCGGCTTTGATCGCCGAGCCACCGCCAATCAGCTTGGGTTCCTGGGCCCCGCCACCTGCAGCGCGCACCTGCAGCTGCTTCAGGGCAAAGCGGGCCGCGGCCTTGTTGCCACTATCCACTGCAGCGTTGTAGTCGGACAGCTCCTGGGGGTCCAGGTTGGCCACGGCCCACTGGCTCAGCTGCTGGAACTGTTGGTCCCCACCGACCATGGCTTTCAGGTCGGATACATCGGCATCGGTCAAGCCCTGTGCCGAACTATCTGGAGTTCCCGGAGGGTTCGCCTTGGCAGGAGCCACGCCCTGCAGATAGGTCTCAACCACCTGCCGCGGCAGCCCGCCCTTCTCCACCAGGGCATCGACATAGCTGCTGACGTCTTGGCCGGCGTAGACCTTCTCGGCCATCTCCAGCGGGTTGATCTCGGCTGCCTCGATGGCGGTGGCCACCGTGTCGCCATAGAGCTGCTTGCCCAACTCAGGGGTGTACTGCTCGGGGGTAAGTTGCGGCTCGCTCTCCTCCGGCTCCGGTGCCTTTTGCCCCCGCTGGCTGATCAGCTTTTGGGCTTCGAGGTACGCCTTCTCAAGCTCCTCGGTGCTTTTGAACTTGCCGGCCAGCAGCTGCTGATCCTGCGGCTCAGGCTCTGAGGACAGTTGCTGCTGTTCCTGCTCGAGCTCCTCAAGGAAGCCATCAATCATGTCCTCCTGGCCCGGGGCCAGCATGTCTTGCAGCGCAGGGGCTGGGGTCGTGGTCATGCGGGTTGCTCAGTGGGTTCGGGTTGGGGCGGCGGCGGTGCCGCCATCTCCTGTGTGGTGGCTGCGGCATTGGCCAACTTCTGCGGGTCGGCCATGCCGGATGCCATCGCTTGCTGGACCATGGCCATCTGCTGCTGTTGCTGTTGCTCGGCAGCCAGCTGCTCATCGGTCTTGACCAGGCCGATGATGTCCATGCCCATCGCACCAGCCAGCCGGCGAATCAGCTCGGCTGGCATCACGTAAGTGGCAATGCCTTGGGGCCCCAGCGATTGCTGGAGGATGGTCATGAACCGGGCGGTTTTCTCCAGATCGTTGCCGCGGCCAACAGCCGCCAGGCCAACGCTGACCACCGGCTTAACCAAGTCCTCTGGCAGTTTGGGCAGCTTGCCTTTGCGGGTCAGGATCGCCAGCTTCCGCGCCACATAGGGCTGCTGAAACTCGGTCGTGAGGATGGCGTAGATCGATCCCAGAGAGTTCTCGATCTGCAGCGCCTGCAGCCTGACTTCTTCTGCAGTGGTGCGCTCGCTGTCGCGCACATCCGCAAGCATGAACGCCTGGGCCAGCCGGGCCTCGATCCGGGCCAGGCCCTGGGCCGCCACGTTGAGGTCGGCCGCCTTGTTCACTTGGATGGTGAAGACGTCATCAGGATTGCCCGGCAGGTAGGCGCCGTTGGGGGCCTCGGCCAGCTTCTTGGGGTTGGCAATGCCGCTGGGCTTGACCAGGTGCTTCACCTGGGCTGACACCAGTGAGCCCTCGGCAATCGCTTGGCTCAGGGCCTCAGCGGTCTGCAGGTCAGCAATGCACGCCGCTTCGACATAGCCGGGGGAGTAGCCCTGGCCGTCGATCCGGTACATGCGCAAGGGCAGCCACGGGGATTCGTTGATGGTGGCGGTCCCGCGTGAGCCAGGAATCTCTTGGTCCTTGATTTCCTGATACCACTTGACCTTCTTCCCTTCCCATTCGATGTGGGTGTAGATGCGAACGCTTCGCTCGTACTCGGGCATGGCGTCGTCATCGACGATCCCCTCGACTTCACCGTCCTGTTCCTCGAGCAGCCTGCGCGCGTTCTGAGGCAGGGATTCGACTGACAGCTGCTCGCAGACGATCGCCTCGATGGGGTTGCCCATCAGGTCGCGCCGGCAAACATAGCGGTTCAGGTGGAAACACTTGAGCCCCTCATCCGAGACGTACATCAGCACGTTCCCGGAAACCACCAGATGCAAGAGCATCTCGTGCACCGCGACGCGGTCGTTGCTGGTTTCAATGCTGCGCAGCACTGCGCGCTCGAGCCGGGCCAGGGCCAGGTCAAACTCACTCTTTGATTTGCCAAGCGCTTCTGGGTTGGCGCCAGCGGCAGCCATCTGCTGCTCGCTCTTGGCCATCTCGATCTCGTCGATCGTGAAGCGGAAGAAGGTTTCAGTCGGGGGCAGCAGGGCCAGCAGCAGCCGGCTTGCCAAGTTGTGAACGCCCCGAGCGCCGATGCCATTCCATGGCAGAGGGAAAGTCTGGCTCTGGTGGGCGTAAGGCTCGTCGCTCAGTGGAATCAGGTATGGCAGGGTCAACCGCGCCGACGTGCGGGCCCTCTCGAGGTAATAGTTCCGGTCGGACTCAAGGGCCCTGTAACGCTTGGCGCAGCTCATCTCAGCCTCCGAGGTTGACGCCAACACCAGCGCCGCGGCCCGATGAACCGATGCGCAAATCGTTGGTTGCAGTGGTTGCCCTTACGCGGGCCTCCTGCTTGGGCCGGCTGGCCTGCGCAGTGGGGGCTGAGCTCTGGCCGCTTGTGGTGGCCAGCACCCTCAACGACTGGGCCGCGGCCTGGGTCGCCAGCTTCTGGCCAGCAAGCTGTTTCTGCTGTGCGTCGCCCTGGGCCTGCAGTCCGGCAACAGTGCGCTGCTGGTTGGCCTGGGCGTCCTGCTGCGCCTGCTGCAGCTTGGCCATCTCGGCCTGCTGAGCAGTTGCCTGGGCTTCTCGCGCAGCCGCGAGCCGGTTCAATTCGTCCTGCCTTTGACGGGCCAAAGCATCAAGACGCTGCTGTTCTGCTGCAGCTCGTTGAGAGGCACCGCCGTCACCGCCAAAACACATGATCAGACTCCGATGTTGAGGCCAGTGCCCTGGCTCATGGCTGTCGCGCCAGGCGCGATCTTGAGCGTGCCCTTGGTCTTGTCCTTGGCCCGGACGGGCTCAGTAGTCAGCGCACCTTGGGGCTCGGCTGCAGTAGTCATGACTGCGTAAGCCGCCTGCTGCTGGGCCGCCATCTCTGCCGTCGCCTGGGCGCGCTCTTGCTCGAGCTGCATCCTCTGCTTCTCGGCCATGGCGTTGGCCTCGTCAATTTGTTTCTGCAGGGAGGCCGAGAACTGCTGCTGCTGCGCCGTTGACTGCTGCCGGTAGGTCTCTAGCGCAGCGTTGTTGGCATCAATGTCCGCTTGGCTCGGACCCTGGTAAACGATCTGCGGCGCTTGTGGCTGGGAGAAGAAGCACATGGCTATGCGGTGGTGATGTTGAGGCCGGTGCCGACTGCGTCGCTGGCGGGCGTCGCGCGATCAATCCGCAAGCCCTTCTTGCCCTTTGACCTGGTCACCGCTTCTCGGTCCGAGCCAATCGTTGGGGCCTTGGCAGTCGGCTCTGGCGGAGGTGCCCCGATCAAGGCAGCCATGCGAGAAGCGTTGGCAGCCGTGTCATTGGCACGTTGAACCTTCACGTCACGCAGCTCGGTCAGCGTCTGCTGCTGGGCGGCCAGGGCCTTGTTGAGCTCGCCCTGTTTAATCGTGGCGCCCATCTCCTGGGTCTGGCGCATGGCATCCATCTGGAGCTGCGCCTGCCGGTCGTAAGCCCTGGTGTCGGGCATCGTGATTACGGCTGGGCTGCCGCCTCCTCCAAAGCACATCAGAGGTCCTCCAGATTGAGCGGGTCCGATTGCTGCTCTTCCAGCAGCTTCACCAGGTAGCCAATGACTTCCTGCTGGCCAATCCAGTGATCAATGTCCCGATGAGACATCGACCGGCCGGGGACATCGGGGAAGACGCCCTTCAGCTTCTGAATCAGTTCATCGGTGACGATTGGCTGTAACACTGCAGGGGTGCAGATCAACCTCAGGCTACCGGCGGACTCCATAGCAGGGGAGCCTGGGCAGTCAAGTCGTACTCGCCAGCACGCAGTATCCGCGCGCATCTGGCCTGGGTGATGGCGTGAGGTTCGCCAAGGGCCTTTTTGGAAAAGGCCTCAAGCACGGCCTGCCACATCTCCACCTCTGCAGTGCAGCCAGCAAGCAGCTTTGCTGCGCCTACTGCGCCAACGCCGGGGCAGCCGGGGTAGTTGTCGCTGGCGTCACCTACCAGGACCTGGGTGTAGAAGTTGCGATCGGCCTCAAGTCGGCTCACTTCCATCAGCTCGCCATCACGCAGGTGCAGGCCCGGCAGGGTGAGCATGTCTTTGTCGATCGAGACGATGACGTCGCCCTCCTCATAGAGGACGCCGAGCACGTCGTCTCCCTCGATGTCCGGCAGGCGCACCACCTCCCAGCCGCGGGCCGGGGCCACCTTGCTGACCCACTCGATCAAGTGCCGGTAGCCAGCCGGCTTGCGGTACTTCTTGCGGTTGGCCTTGTAGTGCGGCCAGACGCCATAGCGGAAGGACACCCGATCGCTGAACACCAGCACTGGCCGGTGGTCGGGCAGGGTGTCTCGGATTTCGCTGATCGCCTCCTGGAACTGAGCCTGCGCATCGCCATGGCGGCAGAGGTAAGTCCAGTCATCTGGTGCCCATTCGGCCTCAAACTCGCAGGCCGCGGCAGCTCGGTAGAGGTAGACCTCGGTGTCGATGAGGGCTTTCATCGGTGTTTCCAGCTGACTATTGGGAGACCCAGCCTCTGCGCGCGAATCTCGATGACAAGACGTCTTAAATCAAGACCAGCATTGCGCAGGCCTTGCAAGTTGCAGCCCTGGCCCTCTATAAGCTCCAGCCCTATCAAGGCCTTGCATAGCTCATCAACTCCCGCACTTTCGGTAAATCCCGTGTCCCAATCGCAGCAAAGAGAAATAGCCTCAAAGAATCTTTCCGTGAGTTCGAGGAGGCGCTGGGTGTTGTTGTCAATCATGGCTTTCACTGGTTGGTTGTTTTAGTGTTCTCACTAAGCTGAGACGCTTACCCCTCCACCTCCCTGACCAACCGATCCGCCACTTCGTTGATAGCCAGGTGGCAGATGCGGGCCTGCCCAGGGTCTGGCGCCCAGGTGCGAATGATCTTGGCCAACTCGTAAACCACCGTCTTCATGCGGCGGCGGTCGTCAATGCTGTATTCGCCAAGCGACCAATACAGCTCAGTCAGGGTGTCCAGCAATTTCATTGAAGTACCTCGACGGTGCAGTCAGGCCAGCGGTTCTGGCAATACTTGATGGCTTTTGCCTTTGTCGGCGCTGGGATTGTCAGCCGCAGGACAGGCTTGCCGGGCTGCTTGACGGACAGCCGGTAAAGCCTGGTCGCCTCGGTAGGCAGCGGCCGACTGATGCCGGCGCCCAGGTTGGGCTCTGGCCCTTCGCTTGGCAGCCGCTTTGTTTCTGACCAGCCCATCACTGGCCCTCCATGTCGAGCACCTCTTCCAGGGCCCTGACGTACCCGCCCCACCAGGTGGAGACGTAGTTGGCCCCTTCCTCCTCTGCCTCGTGGCAGCGCTTCCTGGCCATCTCCATTAGTCGAACAAGGGCTGATCGTTCGACGTCGATTTGTCTTTCTTGGGGGGCTTTGCTGTCCACGGCTTAATGCTCCTGGTGTCGTAAACACGTGTGGTGGCGACTTCTGAGCCAAGGCTGAAGACAACCGAAACCGAGTTGTCGTAGACCTCGCCGATGTGCCCTTTAATCCATCCGCCAAGAGCCCTAAAGCGGACCGCTTGACCTTTGCTGTAGTCCTCCCAGCTCACTGGTGCCCCTCCCTCTTAAATGCCGCCAGATCTCGAAACTGCATGTCCATGAACTGCGGGTGCTGATCAAGAAACTCTTTGCTTGGCAGCACCACATCAGGGCCGCCTTTGTTGAACTGCAGCACCGACCATTTGCCGGTGAGCAGGCCGCGCTCAAGGATGCTGCGCAGCTCGCCTTTGCTGATCAGCGGTTCCATCACGCATCAGCCATCTGGGCCTCCTGCTGGGCCACCCAGTTGATGTAGTCGGCCCACTTCTCCGGCGTCAGCGCTGGGCTTTCGTCGGCCGCAGGTGGCAGCAGCGGGTGATCGCTGGCCTGGAATGGCACGTAAGCGTCAGCGTTGTGCGGGTCCGGCGGCGCCACGACAGAGCTGGGCGTCCCCGGCAGCAGGGCCAGTTGATCAATGGTGGGCTGGCAGAAGCCAGGTAGCTCCGGGCGAAAGCCCCAGCTCCTGTTGGCCAGCCCGTTTTCGGTCCGGTAAAGCGGGGCCATCAACTCTTTCCAGGTCGGGTAGCGCTTAAAGGAATTGGGCTCGAGTCCTTGAATCCACTGCTCGGCGGCCCACATGAATTGCGGCTCGCTGATCTCCGGGAACTCGGACGTGAAGCTGTGGAACTTGAGCCGGCAGATGTGCGGGCTCCAGCGGTCGGCCTCTTTGATTCGCAGCTGGGCCGCGATCATTTCGGCCACGGCCAGAAACGTCTCTGGCGTCAGGCGGTTTGGCTTGGCCATTGCTCAAGAGCGGCGAGCATCGCGGGGTCTTTGGGCATGGGACGGCCGGCAGCCGTTGGCCGAGCCAGCTCGTCCTTGATGTATTCGGGCTTGAGGGTTTGCCAGCCGTGCTCAACCCCGGCTTGGGCCAGCAGCAGCTGTTGCGATGGAGGCAAGGCAGCGACCCGTTTGACGCTGGCCTCCCACGCCGCCACGGTCCACGTGGCATTGCCCTTGTGCTTTGAGCGGCGGCTCACGTTCCACCACTCGACCAACCGCATTTGCACCTCCATGGAGATGCCAGATAGGGATTCGGTGTTCAGCGCTGCCACATACCGGGACACCGGCTTTTGCACGGTTTGCGCGGTTTCTGCCTCGACGCGGGACACAGGATCAGGAACAACCGCCAATGCAGGGATTGGCGGGCCTGCTTCGATGTAGCCAGCAGCCTTGCCGGCAAACACGCACACCCTTTCAAGAGTTTGAAAAGTGCGCGCGCAGCCAAGGCACAGGCGGATGCGCCGATCGGCTTCATCCGCTGCCCTGGTTTCAGTGACTCGGCTTTTGCCGTGTCCGCAATGAGGGCAATTCATCGCACCACCCCCTCAAGCCGATCGGCGACCAGCAGTGCGTAGCCAGCGATGTCTCGCCAGCTGTCGGCGTAGTCGGGGTCGCCATTGAGAATCCGCCCGATCTTGTGGCAAATCATCTCGAGCGCCTCGTGCTGATCAGATGCCAGGTCGAGCTTTTTCTTTTCGACCCAGACGTTGATCTCGTCCTTGAGGTTTTGCGTGATCACCGCGTGGGTGAAGAAGTCGCCGTAGCGCTTGCCCCGCTCTGTCAGCAGGGCGGCCATGTCCTGGCTCATTCCCAGATCACCTTCATGTAGATGGATTGCTCTGCCTTGGCTGCTTTCGTCCAGCGCAAGGCGAGGGTGGGCAGCACGCCCACCCGGTCGTCGGCCCAGATCAGGCCATTGCCGCTGTCGAGCACCGCGCCCGCCAGGTTGTCCAAATCGCCTCGGGCCGGACCGCGGAACACCAGCACCAGGGCCGTCACCTTGGGCAGCGGCGGAATGGTCCACCACTCGCCAAGGATTGCTCTGACGTTGGCCTTCCAGTCCATGTAGGCCTTTGGCATGTAGGGCCTGCCGCCTCCCCTGGGGGAACGGGGGCGGGCCTTGGACATCAGCGGGACGTTCAACTCGAAGTCGGCGGTCTTCATCAGAACGGGATCTCCTCGTCGTCGGCCGGGGTGGCCGCGCGCTGGGCAAGCCGCTGGCTGGGAGTCAGGGCCTCATTGCTTTTGCTGCTGGTGAAGGCGTCGGCCGGGGTTTCGGCCACATACCCGTTCTCCATCCCGAAGGCATCGCCCGGGTCCTTGCGCTCGTAAGGCACCAGGTCGAGGACCTGCAGCGCCTCAAAGCTCAAGCTCACGCCCTTCTTGCCGAACTTGTCCTCCCAGCCCCAGGCCGAGAACGCGACCTTGACCTTGCTGCCGTTCCCGATCAGCACTCCCTCGGGCCAAGGGTTCTTGTGGCTGTCGTAGACGGCCGGGGCCATCAAGGTCATGCCCTTCTTGGTGGTCTCGTTCTTCTTGAACCGGAACTCGAGCAGACCGGTGGCCTTGCCGTCCTTGTCGGTCTGCTCGCGGAAGGGCCAGGCGTTCTTGCTGGGCTTGGCGCCCTCGCCATGAATGCGGGCGAACTCAGCCTCGATGGTCTGCATCAGGGCCAGCACGTCCTTGCTGTTCTGGTCGCCACACCAGCTGATTGACCAGCTGCGGGGCTTCCCTTCATCGAATCGGTCTTCCTCAGGCTCAAAGCATTTCGCCCAATAGGCATCGCCCACTGGGGTAGTCAGCATCGTCCGCGGCATTTGCGCGTCACATGTGGAGAACAGGCGGACAGTAGGCCCCTAGGCATGGGATGGCAACCCACCTAGGGGCGAATCAAGAAAAGCAGTGCTGGTTCTGGCCGATCTCGCCATGGCACAGGTCGCCGACAATCGGCGGCGCCTTGATCCCCTTAACCCCTGCTATGGCTGCGATCTCATGGCGCATCTGCCCAAGCCAGTCAGGCGCATACAGCACCCTGAGCTGGTCGTGAAGGGTGTGATGAAGCCAGCCGGCGCTGGCCGGAATTGTCGCAAAGCAGTCGTGATTGGTTAGCAGTGGCGCCCGCTGCTCCCCACCCATGGAGATGATCATCTGACAAAAAGCACCGTCAAAGGCATGGATGGTGTTGGCTGTGATGGATCGGTTTGTGCTGCGTGCCGAAAGCTCTCCCTCCTCGGCTCGGTCGTTCCATGCCTGCCACCGGCGATTGCCCTGGGTCAGCGTCGTGACCTTGCTGCTGGCCTCGAGCCGATCGCCGAGCCTGATTGGCATGGCCATGGGGCTTGTCCATTGCAGTGGCTTGCCCTTGGCCAGGACCAGCCTGGATGCGTCGCGCAGCCATCCCTGCAGGGCCAGGCAGCTCTTCAGCTCGACGGCCAGCAAGCCTCTGAACTTCTTCGCCAGGTAGCGGGCCGGCGCCAGGTAGCCCGACTCCCATTGGCCCAGGCTCAGGCCAGCGTTGCGCTCTTGCAGAACCGCTACCAGCCCATCAACTAGCCCGTGGTACTGGGCCCCGTAGATGGTGGTCATCACCGGCCCCTTGCACAGGCCCCGGTCGATGTCCTGACGCAGCCAAAACGCTGCGCTGCGCTGCGTCGTCTCACTGCCGTTGCTGAGGTCCAGTTGCAACAGGCGCTGCAACTGCTCGGCGATGTGCCCGTAGAGATCCTTGGGTGTCTTGCCGATCAGGTTGGTCAGCCTGGCCAGCTTGCGGTCTCGAATCAAGGCCGCAGCAATCCCGATCCCACTGCAGGTTTGGTCAAACCGCACCGGCACTGAGCACGGGGCGCTGGGGTCCTCGATCTGTTGAGCAATCGCCTGGCAAAGCTGCAGGAACTGCCATGGATCCTTGGCATCACGCCAAAGCTCAAGCCGATCAAGTGGGGCCTGGGCCGCGGCCACGATTTCAGGCAGGTGCTGCCGGCCCCACTGCTCGCGGGCTTTCCAACTGCCACGAATCCCCCAGTGGCCGGCCGCCGCCTTGAGCAACCACTCAAAGGCTTCGACAGTGCAGCGCTCACCGGCGGCAAAGTTGATCGCCGCCTTTTCCCAGTCGGGGCCCTGGTGTGTGGCATACCGGTTACTGCTGTACAGACGCCCCCGAAAATCGGCGCAGTACGCAAACCAGATCGGCATGTCTGCCACCTCCTCGCACTGACGGATGGCTTCCTCAATCCGGCTGCGGGTCTTGGCCCCTTCGCAGCGGTCGTGCTGAGCGGCCAGCACCTGCCGCTGCCAGGCCTTGAATAGCTCCGGGCCTACGTGTTCTTGAGGCCTGGGCGGTGCCACCAGCGGGTCGCGCTGCAGCGGGAACAGGCCACGAATGTTGTGGTCCCAGGCCGTTCGCTGCAGGTCCACCATCGTCCGGTCCACCCGCAGCTGTTGTCGCTGCAAGGTGTTGACCGCCTTGATCACCGGCGCCAGGGCCTGCTGATCCAGGTGGCTCAGATCCAGCCCGGCGCGGCTGCGCACCAGGGGCAAATCGTTGTCCAGGTGCCCGCCGCCGTACATGCCTTGCCATTGGCGGGGCGGCACCAGCATTGGCAACCGCTTGACCGGCCATGGTCGTGGTGGGTTGGCCTTGATCAGCTCAAGCGCTGCTGCGGTGGGCCTGACGGTGGGGTGGCACCGGCCGCGGCGCACGCGGCTGCCGGTCTCGATCAGGTCGGTGTTCGCCAGGATCACCTGCAGCAACAGGCCGCCAACCTCCACCCTTTCGGGATGGGTCCAGCCAGTGGCGTCCAGCTGCAGCTGCTCAAGCACCGCCTTCTGGCTCAGGGCCCTGGCCCCTTTGCGCTTGCGAATCAGGCGCAGCAAATCAGGGCTGGCCTTCTCAAGTCGCCCGGCTTTCAGCTCTTCTTGCAGGGTCCTGCCGATCGCGCCGGCCAGGCTGCGCTGCTCGGGCTCGTTGCTGATCTGATCGATCACCACCCCCAGGGCCAGGGCCGCCAGCGATCTGGGCCCCCTGTCGGTCACGCCCAACAACAGCGGCCAGGCCGCAAAGTGCGGGCCCGGTTTGTTGGGGTTGGCCAGTAATTCCTCGAGCAGCAACCCCAAGGCGACAGTCACCGTCTCGGCGTGCTGCTTGAACAAAGCGCGGCCGTATTCGGTGATGCTTTCCTTGCCCTGCGCCTTGAGCTTGGCCCGGGCATTGATGGCATCCCATTTCGCCCTGTCTCGTTCGCGCTTTTCCCTCTGCCTTTGCTGCTGATCAGGCGGTGTGGACGCAAACGGCATAGGGATGAGGTCTGCAGATGCAGCACCTTGCAGCACCAATTCCACCCCACTTGTGCAGATGGGTCAAAAGCAGTCCTGCAGCCATTCCACGCAAGTGTTCTGCACGGGTGGAACTGGATTCAGCTGACTGTAAATCCGCTGGCTCTGCCTACGTTGGTTCAAATCCAACCCGGCCCATCCACCACACGCCCTTGTAGCTCAGCGGTAGAGCACTCCCTTGGTAAGGGAGAGGTCACGAGTTCAAGTCTCGT